CGCCGACATACTCTTCGGGTCTACCTCTGTATACTTTACCGTCTTTACCTATAACAAAGTGATATCCTATGCCAGCCCAGCCCCTTTTCTTGTGGTCTTGGTTAATTGAGTAAACGTCTGCATTTTTACTGCAAGTATGATGTAGAATAATCAACACTATTTTGCTTGCGGGTCTGCGTTTAAGTTCGCCATTTTTAAAAAGTAAGTTTGTTTCAATAATTTTCATAGTTGAAATCCTCCATTTTATTTTACTGTAACATATATACCTTATCTAATTGCTCGATAACTTCCAATCGTTTATTTATAAGATATTCTGCAAATAAATTCGTAGGTGTTTTTCTCAATGTGACAACCTTATTAAATCCGTTCGTATTAAAAGGCTCATAATCGTAAATAACGTAGTTATTGTATTTGCTTTTCCATATCACATGGTCTATTGTAGCTCCAGTACTGGAAATAATATCAAACAACATACTGTCAAAATCATTATCATCTGCACTGTATATGAATTCAATAGCATTAAGTTCCTGTATTTTTTCGATATTTGTCATCTGTATTCCTCCATATTAGCCAGTGTATTGTTGATGATTACTAATCCTGTAAATATAATCAAACTTGCGATTGTTGTTTCTATCATTTATTGACCTCCGTAATATCATTACCTGTCATCACGATGTTATATATCATTCGGTCTATCTTTCTAAAAGTTTCCACAACATCAGCCGAAACGGATTTGTCGCTATTAAACAATCTATCCAAAATATCTTGCCTTTTATCTTCGAGTTGTTGCAGTAGTTTGTTGTTGCTGTTAAATTTTTGTATCATATGTTCATACCTCCATTAATCTTTCAATACCATTGCGTATGTGTAAAGGATTAAAGCCATTACCACAAAAAGTTCTGCTATAAAAATTAAAGTTTCATTGTCAAACATTATTTTATTACTCCTGTTGTTATTTTTGTAAAGAAAAGCGGGCAATAAAAGGGAACTACAAGTGTAAAGAAGAAAGGAGGTTATGAGGTATTAACACCGCCCGCAAGTGCTAATTCTTTTATCCTAAGCCATTCAACTTAAACATCAAATGTAGCTTAGCTTGTTGCAAAGTTGCCTTTTGTTCTTGACTGAAATTGTCATTATCACACATTAACGTCAATGACATTATAGCATCTCTTATAGTTTGCTTGTTGTTACTATCTTTTATTATCGTTTGTATATCATCAAGTATATCGTCTAAAATATTCATTTATTAAATCCTTCCGCGGGGTCTTTCCGCTTTTAATTTTGTACTTTATTTTTACTTTCGCCCAAAAATCGGCGATATGTATTCTCAAAAGAGTAGTGTCTGCCCTTCTCTCAAAAGAAAGAACTATCTTCTATTTAGATATAAATTAAACTCGTCCAATATTTCATAATCAAGTACGTGTTCCAACTCATTGTATGCATCTTTTATTTTATTGAACTTGTCTATGTATTCATCCAATTTGGATAATTGATTGTTTATTCTTTCAAACTTTCTTTGATATTCTTTTGCTCTAATAATTAGTAACTTATGTAAATCCTCTTTGACATTACCACTTTCGCTTTGCTTATTTGACTTAATGCTATCGACTATGTATTCACCTTTTACATATACACTGCAGCCATTTTCTAACTGGATGCTTCTGTTATTTGAAAAACAAAATGTCAAATACGAATTATAGCAGGGTGCATATATACTAAAGTTTTTGTCAATATTTTTCAACGCAGTTTCAAATCTTTTTGTATATTTTTTACCTTCCCACTTTTTAACAAGGGCTTGAACTTCATTACTGCATAACACATTAGCCATATGCTTGTAATGATTAGCAATTAATTCTAATTTTCTAATACTTACTTTTTTGTTACCTTCTGATAAATCAAAATAAATTGTCATTTTTAAATCCTCCTTATATTTATATTATACCCATTAGTTTTTATTTTCTAACATTATATTTAAAATTGTTTACAAGATGTTACATATTTTTTTTATTTAACTTGCTCACATTATTATTATAGTATTTATTTATTTATTTATTTATCAAAGTTTGCAAGGTTTATTGACACAACTCCGCATTCTACCTCATGGTCTCCATTTTCATAACCTACGAGAGTTAATCCGTACTTATAGCCGTTCCCTTGATTTTCGCTTTCTTCAAAAATTTCTATATGTTCCCAATCATTTTGTTCCGCAATATTAATTAGGTGTTCATAGCCAGCTTGATATGCCTTTTTATATTGCTTTTCGGTTAATTCCTTTGTCATAATGTATTACCTCCTCCGTTTTACTTATATTATTATTATAAACTATGTTTCATATCTTGTCAATACTATTTATTTATATATTTACATTTTGTTACATAAAACTTCTCATACTTTTGTATATTCTTTATCCTATTATTTAATGAGGGGTGTGTATTACTTTCCTTATTCCAGTCCGCCTTGTTAAGTTTTTTAAATGCGTCATATATATAATTATGCTGACACCTTGAATAAAAATAATTACTTGCGAATAAATCTGCCTTATATTCTATCTTATGTCTATAGTATTTACTATCTACTATATGCGGATAGTGTACCGCAATATAAGCCACTGTTTCGGGGTCGCGATTAACCATATGACCGCACTCGTGTAATGTCACCGCGAGTAATTCATTCTTATTAAAAGTGTTAATAATTCCTTGACTAATAACTATGCGTCCGTCAATTAGACTATAAGCATTTATGCTGTCGTCGTCTTTATTTATATATAGCTTACAATCATCTCGCATATTTATATTACATTGTTCTTTTATTATATTATCAATGTGTATAAGTTCTTTGTGAGTAACTGCAACTGCTTGCAATCCCAATAACATTATACTTAATAATAATATATTTTTATTTATTAGTTGCTTTGCCATTCTTTAGAATACCTCATCATACTTAGTTCATTTTCGCAGTCATCTAATTGAATAACATCATCGGACACGTTGTCATTAATGTAACAAAACATACTATCGACATCGTTAAAACCTATAGTTTCAATATATGTATCGTTACTATATATTATTTTGCTATCTGTATTAGCTAAGTCATTTATAAACCATGCTATACAGTTACAGTTATGATATATAAAACTTGCGCAAAATAATTTTGTGTTAGGATTATTCAACATTTATTAAACCTCCACATTAAATATATTTTTACCGTACCAACTTGGATTAGTATTGTATATCCTCAAGTTACTTATACTTTGAACATTACCAAAGTATGAATTAATCAGTTTATTTAACGCACTTATACAACGTCCGAAAGTTTTATAACGTTTGCCCTTTACGGCTTGCGGTGTTCGTGCATAAAAGTTGTATCCGAAATGACTTATACATAAATCACTTTCATGATGATTATCACCTGCAAAATATACATCAACGTCATAATATTTTTTATGCTCCGTAAATATATCAATCGTTGCAGTATATTCGCCTTTGATTAGCTTATTATATATTTTTTCCTTTACATCATTACTTAACTTATTCAATTTTAAAATCTTAACTTGTTTACTTGTCATGTTATCATACCTCCACTGCATTGCTAAAATCAAAAAATCTAATAGTTTTTAATTCACCGCTCGGTGATGTACTAATATTTTTTACAACTTTACGACCGAATTTTGTATCAGCTTTTTCACTATATTCTTTACCGCCTAAATTTTCAAAGAACCTCGTCGTCTCTTTACATGTTGCATTATTGTAAAATGTTTCATTAATATAATTCACTCTATAATCCTTTAATTCATATTTATTTTTCATTGAATTAAATTCGTATCTTTCTGTAGTTAATTCAATATTATCAATCATTTTATTATCTCATTACTATACAAGTCTAACAAAAGAATATTACATACTCCTTTATGTTCTTCGTGTAATTTTTTCTTTTCTATCTTTTTTAATTGCCTTTTTAATCTTATACTTTCTTCTTGTGTTATTTCCTTATCATTATAATAATACTTTAATTCAACTTTATTTGTTGATTTATTATGTACTATTGCACCAGTTAATTTTGTTTTATATTCACTCATATTACCTTTAATTTTGTCTTATCCTTTTATTTATTAATTGTACACGTTTTATGTTTTAGGTATGTATATATTACGCATAATCATGGTAATCCCACACCATATATTCTTTGGGATAAATAGTTCCATTTGTAATATCTTCGATTTCGCAAGGTAAGCCGTTATTTAGATTGTATCTATTAATACGTTTTACCGCTCCGTATAGTGTTTTAATACCTGTCAATGGTACGCATACACCCTTGCCTGTGCCTGCTTTCCAACGTCCATTATTATCTAAACAATGCATAATAAATCTGTAATTACTCATATTAATATAATCCTCCGTTCACTTCGCTAATAGTTACTAATATACTTTCTTGATTGCATAACTCTTTAAGAGTTGCGCATATCAATTCAACGTCGCATAATTCATTATTAAGTATTAATTCTATTTTGCACGTTTTTTCAGTTACTACTGTATTATCATTATGAGTATACGCGCCCTCTAATATACTCATTGTATAAAATCTAAATTTTTCTAAAAAGAATAATTTTACACGTTCGATAATCGCATCTGAATTATCTTTTTTATTATCTTTATCATTACAACCAATGTAGAATTCATATTTAATCATTTATCTTATTACCTCCATATTCTTATATTATAATTATACTATATTACTTTTTAGTTGTCAAGTGTTTTAATTATGTTCTTTACAATTTGTTACATTATTTATGTACATTTTTATTTATATAAGTTGCGTATTTATCTTATACTTTAATCATAACATATAATAATCTACTTGTCAAGTATTTATTTTGTATTTGTTACATAACTTTACATAAGTTATATATTTAATTTATATTTGTAACAGTCGTACTTCTCAGTACGTAATAATCTAATATGTGACATAGTTTGTATACTAGAAGGTAAAGTTTTTAAATCAACTATCTAAAATTATATTCTATCTGCCAACTAACACACATTTCGCATCTCAAATATATCAATTAAATATATAAAACTCTAAACAACAAGGGGGGTATAGTCGGGAATAACCCCCCTCTCAAAAATCGGCGGGAAAGGGGCTTTATAGATTGATGTTCGGAAGATATATATGCAATCTATGTATTATAATACTCTATTTCAAACGTGCAAAAGTCTTAAATATATGAGTTAGATATATAATTAAGTATACGACCGCGGGCGCGCGGGCGGAATGTTCTTTATATACATCAAAAAACGTGTGATAGGTATTATTATATAATAAACAAAAACGTGTGATATAAAGTACGAAGTACTTAGATACACAAAAGAGGATATATCTTTTAGAGATATTCCTCTTTACGAATAATATGAAATATTATGAGTTAATTGTCAATATAATATTTCTATAATATTTCTATAATATATAACAGTGTCATTTTGACCCACGGTACGGGGTTCATTTTGACCCACGGTACGGGGTTCATTTTGCCCCCCACTCAAAAACTATGTTTAATAATTCACTAATTTACCTTCTCGGTATCATTCATTTTTATGTCCCTTATCCCCTCATTTATTAAAGCCTCAACCTCGTCATTAGTTCTTCTACTGCTATTTGCAGTGAACAACGCTACGGTCACAACGCGTTCCCTATTGCCAATCCCTGTAACTATTGACCTGCGAACTATAAATCCCCAGTACTCTAACTTTTTAAGCATACGCTTTAAGGTACTTGGTGATACTTTTAACAAGTCAGCTATCCAGTCGACCGTCCATGTAATGTAGCCTTGGTTGATTACGAGCTGATAAAATACAGCTTCTGTCAAACCCATCCTATAAGTAGCTAATGTATCGACAATCCATTGTTCCGTGCGTGGAAGGTAATTTCCAGCGCGCGTCATATCGAATTCTAAAACATGGTCACCCATTGTTTTTGTTATTATATTTTTTTTCTTTCTCATATATATGTTTCTTATTATATTAACTAATTCTAAAAACGTGCGATAAGTTTAGAATGGAATAACATCTAATTTGTAAATATTACCAACCTTAGATAAATCTACTTTCTGGTCTTTACATAGACGTATCAAAGTCCATTCTAATTTATAGTCTATAGGTTCATCAAGCATCATAGCCAATTCTTCTATCTGGCTAAACTCTATAGTTTTCTTATCGCCAAAATTTTCTGATAACTCTTTTATCTTTTTAAAAACGCGGCGAATATCATTATTATTCCAACCGCGCTCCATAGCCTTATACATTATCAAATCTTCCTTACTCATAACGGGCATCTTTCAAGACGGACGGCTTTTATTAAAAGCTCTACGTGTTCTTCAACATTATTGTATTCGTCCATAGTAACATCTAAGTGCCATCTATCCGTCCCGTTATGCATAGCTTCAAGAAGTTCCCAGCATTGGTTGGCATTTGCCATTTCTAATTCTTTATAGGCGCTTATATAATCTTTATATAATTTAGTCCTATAACTTAGCGGAGCAAACGTTTTACCAGTAAAATAATATCCAGACTTTTTATTATATATAACGTATGCTTTGTTATCATCTTTATTTTCCATTGTGTAATTCCTTCAAAAATTCTACCATTACTGGAGTTAATGCCCCTATTTTGAGACTTTATACCCTCCGAATAGTCTAACTCATAAGTCTTAATTTTCGTCGATTTTAGGGCTATTAGATGGCTTTTGACTATTAAAATCTATGCCTAATTTTGCACAGCATTCTTTACAATATTTCCACATGGGAGGTCTTGATGTGCAACCCGTTAAGTCTTCATCAAGCCAGCGATTATTACACTCGCCAGTCTTGCAATTTTTACAATCATGTGCTACGTATGCCATTTACTCATCCTCAGATGGTTCTTCTTCTTCGTAATCTTCCTCTACGTTAGAAACATAATCCCAGAAAAACCCTACATTATCTGTAGCTATAGGTTTATCTTCTTCATCTATATAATTCTTATTATAGAACGTTACGACTTTATTCCACGTCTCCAAATCTACTGTAGTATAATGTTCTCTAAAATAAACTACGGCTATCAAGATGAGAGAACTGATATTAATGATAGTCATAACGGTATATAACATAATTACCTGCTTTCAGATTTTATTAAAGAGTTGGGCATTCTACCTATTAAGCTATAGCAGAAATCCGAAACCGCATGCTACATGGTATTTATTTCTTACCTTTTTTACCTTTGCATGGCATATTTAAATCTCCTAATCTTTTGGTAGTAATTCACGATAAGCATTTTCTTTATTACCTTCATTTACAGCTTTAAAGAAATTGTCGAATTGTTTTGCCGTAATTAATATTTCTATCCCTTCAGCTATTTCGAGAGGTTTGTCTTGAATAACGTAAAATAGTTCATGGTTCCTGTAGAAGTCTTTAGCGTTCTTGAAATTATTCAATGCAATTTTCTTTTCGACATCGCTAACCGCTGCTTTGTTTATAATTTCAGTAATTATTGGTAGTAGGTCGTTATCATCCAAGCCAAAGGCTTTTATTGTAGCATCGAAAAAGTCAGACTTCGTAACAGATAAATGCGCCACACGTTCAGCTTCTTCCTCTGCTATAATTTTCTCATAATCTGGGTTAAGGATAACTTCGTTAAGAGCTGCTGTATATATTACTTTTCTACTATCCTCAAGATAGGCATTAAATATTTCGTCAGTAACTCTTACGAGAGTGATAGGGTAGGATATCTGTCCTTCTTGGTATCCTCGGCATTCGCCTGCGCCGACTACTTTATCATTTGCAATTTGTAAGTATTTTGTCATAGTTTATTCTTCCTTATGTTATAATAGTTCTTTTATATTATGAGAATGTTATTTGCGTTCCGTTATTAGCTAACTGAACTGATAATACTATATTGTTTGATGAAGTGATAGTACTATCTTCAAAGTATACGCTCAACTGGTTCGGCGTTGGAAATGTGCATCTCAGATTTGATATATTAGAGTTTTGTACTAAGTCGACTGAATTGTAAAAATACCCGCCTTCGGGACGCCTTATAGCTACTACCAACTTTTGTATTGTTGCAGAGCTAACTTTACTTGTACATTTCGGTAGGGGTAATGTAAATCTAATACCTTCCGCTCCCGCGGTTAGTACGCCCGTACAATAGAGGTTTGCAGACGTCGTAAATGTATCTCCAGCTTTATAATATAGCTCGTCTACCAACGTATTAACAAGACTTCCATTTTGTACAGTCAAGCCATTGCCTATATTTAGTTGCAAGCGATTAGAACCATTGATGAGCGCTTCAATATCTATTTGATTTGCGCCGAGGGTTTCCCAATCGAGTGCATAGAATGTACCAGCATAATTATAAACACCTATATGTTCTTTATTAAAACTTGCTGAGTCTGAGTTGACGAATACTCTCAATGTAGTTATTTCGTCAATTCTTGTAAGATTAGAGCCTTGAACATATCCCTCACTACAATACCATGTCTCACCTGCGCTATCTGTCGGGAAATTAAAATATAATGCGTATTGGTCGGACCTATACTTGTATATTGCGACTGCCATATCCATAGCAGACACACCTCCACCGCCTTCACCGATAAATGTATTTGCTTGTATCGGGGTACTCGGTATTACCAGTCGACTTTGATATGCATCATTGTAGATGCTATAAGTATCTGACATATTTAGCCACAAGCCACAACGATTATTATATTGAGGATTAAAAGTTGCAATAGGAATAAAATTATTACCGCTTCCCTTACCTAAAACGAAGTTAGGAACATTAGTCCTGCATCCTGTCATAAAACTGAATGAGCCTGTCGTTGGCAATGGTATATCTACATAACCACCACTAAACATTTGTTCGATTGTCGAAATATTAGGAGAGGTAGCATTATTACCTACTATAAAGTACGCATCGTTGTCATACGTGGTTGTTGCATATTTTGGCAAATTGCTCGCAGGAGTCGCGTTTTGTACCACTGAATTATTTTCTATTTTTAAATTTTGAGCAGAAGATGCAAGACTTATTACAAGAGGACTATCAGCCTCAAAAGCATCTTGCTTCTCAGCTAATCCGTCAGCCAATTCGGTCTTTGTTGCGAGAGTAGAAACGTCGGGGATAACAGGTTTATTTGATAAGTCATTATAATCGCCAGTAGTAGCTACAGTTGCTAAATCTTCGGTATCCACCTTATCGGCGAGTAAGCTCTCTACCTCGCCTTTACTATACGTCTGAGATTTTGTGTAGTAATTAGATAAGTCAATTTCACCTTCAACGTAAGGCAAACTATTGTATGCCGTGGTGCCATCGCCTACTTTTAACTTGTGATTAGTTAAATCTACGGCAACCTCACCAGCAGCTAAGACGGGATTTAAAGATGCCAATTCTGCAGCACTTGCTCTTTTCAATTGTATTTTTTTCTTAACAGTCATTTTATATATCCTTTTTTAAATTAATTAACCAGTAACAGTAATTGCATCTCCGCCGTCGTATGTAACACGTCCTACTACGCAATCATTAAACGCTTGGTCAGCCGTCGTTCCTTGGAAAGTAAATGTCGGACGAACATAGAGATTAAACGCTTCCATATCCAGTACTTCGTACCCGTTCGTTCCAGTTTCGCTATCGTAATAGTAGGATAAGGTTATAGGAGCACCTATCGCATTATCAGCAGCAATATTCATAGTGCCTGTAGCATCCGAAGTATATCCAAATATTACATCGCTATTAAGTGTGATTTGTTCTACGTACGCGTTCGGATAAGACCTACGTATTGCATTATAAGTACCAGCTTTTAGCCCTAACCCAGCCGCATGCGGTTCATTATGTTCGTAAATATTCGGAGTTTGAACGGGCTGAATTTCGGGGAATACGGATACTACCGTATAGTCAGCGGTCAATATTCCATCTGTTATTGTTTGTTCATATACAGTTTGCCCACCACTTACGGCGGTTTGTGTGTATGTAGCAATTCTTGGATTGCCTACTTTAAATGTAGCTGTCGTAGTATACACTATATTATTGACAGTAACATTAAAACTTTTTACGACATTTTCGCCTTCAAAGTTTGTACCCTGCATTGTAGCACTTGAATAAGTATCCCCATCAATAGTATTTCGTATAATAGTGCTAATCGTACTCGGTGCTCCTCCGTCTATATCCTCTCTCGCCACTAATTCAACTTCACCAAGTCTATTTTCAATCTTAGAGCTTGAATAAGTAGTAGACGATGAAACGTTGCTATCGTCGATTACAGCTCCAGTAGAAGCGGAAATCACTCCATTGGCATCAATATTGATAGTTTGTCCATCTATCTTAACGCCACCAAGCGTACTTGTCGATGCCGTAGGTAACTCATAAGTAGAAGCTCCGCTAATTACACCATTATTATCTATAGTAATAGTAGTGCCGTCTACTTTAACACCACCAAGGGTTTGTGTTGATGCTGTCGGCAGTGTATATGGAGTAGCGCTAATAACCTCATTATTTATTGTTATGGAAGTTCCGTCTACTTTTACGCCGCCTTTTACTTGGTCGGATGCAGTTGGTAACTGATAAGGCACGGCACTTAACGTTTCATCATTAATAACAACCGTAGTACCATCAATCTTTATTCCGCCCTTTGTGGTAGTAGAAGCAGTTGGTAATTCATAAGCGCCAGCAGTAGAATGAATAGTGCCGTCATTATCAACGGTAATCGAAGTACCATCTGGTTTAACAATACCTGCCGTTTGAGTAGTTGCAATATCTATATCGACGTAATCATTTAAGTTGCCGGTGTCAATGTTGGTATAAGTATCTCCATTTCTTGTTACTTTTACATCGCTCGCTGATATTCCGCCTAAGGTCAATCTCTGATTACTGTCATCATAACTGATTAAAGTATGACCATTACCTAATGACTGAATAGCATTAGCTCTGAGGTAATTAAAACGTTTAACGCCGTTTATTGTTTGATTGGAGGTTAAGTCTACATAGTTAACCAAACTATTTCTTAAATTATCGATAGAAGACTGTAATACTCCATCAGCAGCTTGTCTTGCGAGCGCTTCGGCACCTATATCAGCTTCAACATCAAGCACTGCAGCATCTAAGTTATCTTGTACCCGAGCTATAGCTTCATCGTAACCCTTTGCGTTAATCATATCCGTAACGTCAGCTACAGAGGGTACAGCTTCCTCTACATCTCCAGCGGCTACTTCTGTTGCTGTAGCAAATCTTACGATACCCATTTGAGACGAGGATGCTATGTCAATATCACCAGCGTACATTACGCCAGTTTCTCTATTATATCGAATATAAGTGCCGCCTAAATCTTCTTTATGTTCACGTAAATTAACCGTATCAAATTCGTTATCTTGCGTGACTATGTGTAAAATGTATTCAGACAGGGTATTTGTAGCTACCGTTATAACGGGAGAGAAGCCTTGTATACCTTGCGGACCTTGTTGCCCTCTGCTACCTTGTCTATTGAGGTAATAATTAAAATCAGCCATCTAAAAATCCTTTTATATAAATTATACTTGAACTACGTGTATTTTGTTAAATTCCCCTTTAACTCCGCCTTCACCTAAGAAGAAGCGATGTTCAAGAGTGTCTATATCTACTATATCAAATTGGATAGGATGCGAGCCTCGACCAACCTTTACAGTATCATCCGCACTCACGGCGAACGAGAATTGTCCGTTTACAGGGTCTGTAATTTGCCCGATAGTTTCTTCGTCGGTGGTCTGGTTTATAAGTTTCTCAACGAGAGGCTTAGCATTAGCTGTTGCTGAACCCAATATTCTAAAGTATACCGCACAATCGGATAAATCAAACGGGACAAATCCTGTATTTGTTTCGTTACGTTCTTGAATTGACACATCAAAAACTCGTGTTTCGCCATAAATTACGGCTGCATTAATAAATTCCATATTATAAATCCTTTATTTTAATTATAACCTATAAATAAAAATTTGTCAATACCATTATAAACTTTTGTAAATTAATCGTCCGTGAAAGTCAGATTTTTTAGATTATAATCAAAAATTTTGTTATATCCATCTACGGCGTAGTCATCGTCTTCCGTTACTCTGTGGTAAGTATAAGGATTAGAAATACCTTTTGGAATAAACAGATAGTTAGTAGGTATCCAGTATTTCTTAGCTCTGCCAGCCCTATCCCTAAAATTACGAGAGACTTTTGTGCCAAATAATCGAGCTTCGTAAGCATTTCTTCCTTGTTCTGCTATAGGCTCAATAGCACATACAAATTGCCCCTTTTTTGAATTGTTAAGAGCTTCGTTAGCAGTGAATGCAGGATTACGGTCTTTTATCGTCATCTTAATTCCGTCTATTCCCTCATTAACTGCATTTATTTTGTTTAACAATATAGCTTCCCTATTTTGGTTTATGCGGGCAACTTCAATCCAATCATTAGCGTCTCCGATGTATGTTACAGATTTTGTCGATGCTGTTAATTGCATATTGCCAAGCCTAACAGGATTAGCCATTACATATACAGGAAAATCAATATTACTTATCGACTGTGTCGGTGTTACAACTATTTTAATTCCAGCATACATGGTATTGCCAGTATTGAAAGTTTGATTGAATGTTGCATCATCTATGGCAGATGTTTTAGTAGCTGAAAGTAATACGTTATTATTAAGGTCTTTAACTTCGACCTTACCAGCCATTCTGTATGTACCCCATTTAAAAGAAATCCGTTCTAATCTAAGTTTCTTAGGGAAATTCCAAATTAGTGTCAAAGCTCCGAATTTACCGTCAGCACTTCCAGACGGAATGCAACCAGCATAACTGTTAGTAGGGAAGCATTCATAAGCATTCATTTTACCTACACCATTCGGCTCTCGCTGTATATTCTCAGTAATGCTTAACTGACCCGTAGCACTATTGTCTATAGTCGTACTTGCAGGTTGTTGCCAGCTTTTGTACGTTACCGTTGCTGTACCGCCAGTATTACTTGTGGAGTAGGTGTTGAGAGTTTCACTAAAATATATTATGTCACCTTCCCCAGAAATTTTTCTGGAAGGCATCCTCAAAACACGCCCATCCGCGAAGTGAAGCCCGTCAGTTATTATCATTGTCGTATCATCAATCTTATAAACTTGACAACCTAACGTAACCCCATTATAGGCATTAATTACTGATTTTAATCCACCTACGCTTAAACTATAACCGTTTGCGCCTAATTCGGGACTGCCGTTATTGTAGTCGATATCTTCTATTTGGGCAGCGTTATTGTATTTGTCTATCGCTCCATTTATTTTATTAAGAAGACTGTCAAATTCAGTTTGAACATCGGCAATCTTAACTTGCCCTTTAAAATTTCTTACCATTTTATTTTACCTTTAGAAATTATAATTGATTTTAAAAGCCGCGCCATAAGTTCCAGTAAGTACATCATTAGGTTTTAAATAAACTATGCAGTGTCTATAACCTAAATGATGGGGGAACGTATCTCGCGCATTCATTATAATCTTACCATTAACAGCCACTTTTAAATCTTTCAAAACATCATCATCGCCATTACTGTGATAATATGCACGAACTGCAATGCATTCGTAATCTTTCGCCGTATATGGTAATGATATATTTGAGCCTTTGCCGAGCGACTTATATTGATTAAATTCTTGGGGGAACAAATCGAGGCTATCTATCAAATTGCCTATTAAGAAAATATTGCCATTAGAATTAATTCTGTATTGAAATAATTGGATTTCACTATTTGCCTTATCTGCAACATCACTAAATCTAATAGTTCGCCTCATGCGTGTGTTAGAACTTGCAGGTAATACGTAAGCGTAGCCGTTTTTGATAGAAGTAGTACCAGACGCTACTGTTATCTTTTTGGTATTCTTATCACACCAAGAACAACCAAAAGAGAATAACCCATCACTATAATCCACCTCTTGAATTTCCACCTTTTCGTCTAAAAGGTTAAATAGTTCATTAGTTCTCGCCGCCATAGTTCCTGTCGTTGGCGCAGGTACTCTATAATTCCTATCGAGGTATTGTTCGTAAAATTCCAAATCTGACAGTAGGATATCAATATTATTACTTGACCTCTGAGCCATATCATCGAGCGTTTTAAATGCGGAGGTTAATTTACTGCCGAACGCTAAGTTAGAGGTATTAAAAAATTCAAAAGTCATATAGTCTATTTCCTTCCTAAATCTCTAAGCGTAACGTCTGTCATAGCTTCACTATTTCCATCTTCAATGGCTGAGTATCCTATTAGGCGGCTGCTTGTATTAGTATATTTAACTATTTGACCGCCAGACTTTTCCATATTGACAGTTTTAGTTTCTACACTCAAATCAGATAATAATTGAAGGACGTTAATATCTATAAGTCCTAAGCCACCAATATGATATATCCTACCGTTACTATAAACACCTAACAAAATATGGTTATCTGTAGGATTTGTGCTACTCGTGACTAATATGGAGCCGTCACTTTTACGTAAATATATATAGTTTTTGCCACCCTCTCCAAGTCCTGTTAATGTTCTATTCGTAATAGTTATAAATTGGAACTCATCATTTATGTATTCCAACTTAGCCAGTTTAGCGCCGCTAAATTCAAGAGTTAATGGATAAAATGCGATATTCATAATATTCATAAAACTTTTGAGGTTTACAATTTTATTATCGGGACTTTCTAATGTAGTATCATCAAATTCAAAAGTCGAAAAGTCGGGCTGATTAACTTCAAATGCTGACAGAGCGAGCATTTCGTTACATTTATTTTCTATAGCATTAAAGTTTTCAATCAGTGCATCTTTGTATATTCTACCTTGAGCATCGTACCAGTCCGTTCTGGGCAATACTAATCTCTCTATACTTTCACTCATTTACTTATTGCCCTCCATATCGAGCTTGTTCACGGTTATATTGTCTAAAAAATCTGTTTTGGAGATTTGCTTGAGGCCTCATATTGTACACATCCTGTTCGTAAGTTCCAGATAATGCGTGAATAACGTCTTGCGCACTTCTACTTCTACGCGGGTCTCCGCCCATAATAATATTTTGAGTTCCAGCTTGGTTAAAAGAACCAACCAAAGAACCTGCATAAGGCTGGTAGTATTCCCCTTCCTCATTGAACAACGGAGCTAATAGCGGGAATATTGTCTTATTAGCTAAGTTTGGCAGACCGAATACTGTACGCAATGCCGTATTCAATATCTCATCGCCCTTTCCGCCTATAGGTTTGAGTTCACCATACGGATTATCTTTACTAAACTCGTAGCGCGTATTATTAATAATCTGCGTAATAGTATTTGACGTTTCACCTCGTCTTAAAGGTTTGCCATTAGTACCCTTACCTTGAGCTGCCATATACAAGTCTCCGATAATAGGCAAATTGGGATTACGTGCATAATCAGTACCAGTAAAGTCTATCAATTTTAAAGTGGTAGTCATAGGAACAAATTCTGCCGATATAGTTTTAAAATTACCAGTATTAGGGTCAACTTTAAATGTTACGTATGGTTTATCCATATCTGCATGCAAATTCATTCTATTTTGCATTTCATCGTTGAACGCTAATTGAGTAAGCACGTCACCCAACACTACATTAGCAGCTATGGGATTTTTCTCGAGCATTCTAATTGTACCTTGAGTAGCTGTATCCTGCCACCTCCAGAATGGGTTTATTGCGAGGAATGCTGAGTTAGCTATGCCTTGAGGTAGCAAAGTTCTTGTTGAGTTTAAGTTAGCAACTCTGGCTACGTCCATAATAGTATCGCCGAGCTTTTTCTTTTCCATATTAGCGATAGCGTTCAAACGTTGATTATATCCATAGCCTAATTTTCTAAGCTCAGCATGAGCGCCAGCTTCCGCTAAAGTGTTCTGGATTTTTCTATCAAGAAATCGAGTTGCAGCTCCGCCTGTGTAACGGTTAAATCTTTCTATAAAATTCACTAAAGGTTCTTTTGACAAACGTTCTATATCTCGGCGGTATAAGCCCATTTCTTTAGCTAACCTGCCTTGAGATTTTACGGCATCTATCAAATCGCTTATAGCATAAGCCCCGCTATTCAATAGCAGATTGCTCGCGCCAGTAATTGCGTTAGCGCCAAGGTAAGTACCTTGAGCAAGTAAGTTTGATTTACCTATTCTATAAGCATTACCCAAAAAGCCTTGTAGAGCAGCTCCGCTATCAAGTTGTTCTTTTAGACTTTGAGCTGTCCACTTATCCATAGATATATCGTCAGCTCTTTGTGCCGTCTTTTCCATTCGTTTAAGAGCTTCGGATACGTTACCATTTTCTAAAAGTTTTCTATCTAAGAATACTGTATTTTTAGCGACACTTGGCGCAATACTAAGTCCGCCAAACTCTCCCGCTAATATTGCGTTCGATAAATTTTTATCTAAAAATCTTCTGCCAAGTTGTTCCAAGAATAAGTCGGGTTTAGCTAGTTGGTTGGCAATATCTTGATAGGTCTGAGTGCCTAATACACGCTCTGAGAACCTTCCTCTGTTTAAAGTCCTATCAGCCGCACTTGCAATGTCAGCAACACGTTGGGTACTCAATTCCATTGCGTTGACGTGTGTAACGGGGAATATTCTACCCTTTTCATAAAGTTTATTCGCTTCCAAAACATCGTTAGCCAACTTTGCAGTTGCGCTGTTTGTCTTAGCTAAATTTTCAACATCAGCAATTTTACCTTCTGATATTAAATCAAGCATTGGACGAATTTCTCGTTCAACATCTGAAAAGTTTGTGTATCCAGTAAGCTCTCTATCTCTTACTATTTTTTGAGTTATCGCAGTATCCCGCATTCCCATATAAGTTTCTGGAGATACTTTTTTAATAATCTCATCATAATCTGTCATTGCAGATTTTAGGGCTTTGTATACGGGTAAACCGCCTTTAGGCAAATCAGCGCCTGTTTCGGCTGCGCGTACGACTTCATCTAAGTTGACGTTATTTTCTTTGGCTAATTTCTTAACGTCGTCTAACTTATTACGAATAGGTTCTATATTTCGAGCTTGCTCTACACCTTCAACTTTGAGAGCTTTCTCGACCTCACCACTCTTAATAAATTTACCTGCTATAGGTAACCTCTTTAAGCTGTTACGAATAAGCCCAGCGCCACCTAATGAAATAAAGTCAAGCGTAGCATCGAAAGGATTTTGATATATACCTTGAACGACACCGCCGAGAATGTCTTTAATATCTCTATTAGATAGTTCTTCGACTTTAATATTATAAGGTTCTAACGCAAGATTAATAGCATCTTTTGTAGCATGAGTTACCTCTCCAGATGTTACGTAATCTTTTAGCCATTGGGGAGCCTTGCTTAGATATTCACCCTTATTCGTCCAAAGTGTATTTAATCCCGTGCCGTATTCTTGAGCATTGCGAAGAAAATTACTGAGTAACCCTTCGTTTCTGTTTAACATCTTGGACTGGGGGGTACCACCCGAATTTGTCATCTCTTGTATCTGGGCTGCGATATTATCTTGAGCGGTAGCTGCTGGCAGTTGTTGAACTGGGGTTTGTTGAGCGTTAATTAGTTCCTGCATTTGAACGTCAATACTCGCATTTCGGGCTTGACCCTCAGCTATGGCTTGGTTAACCATAGCATCGAGTATAGGGTCGCTACCTGCTTGAGGTATAGATATAAAATTATTATTATTTATATTATTCATTGACATGGATATTACTGTCCGTTATTACCGTAACTTGAAGGTATCCCCCTTAATCTTTCAAGGGCTGCAATAATGCCATTTGCTCCGCCGCCAGATTGTTGAGCAAATCTAAATATTGCTGTCATTTCTTGCGGAGTTAATTGTCTTCCGAAGACACGAACTTGTACAGCGGGGGATAATGACCTAATCCATGCTTCTTGCTGGGTAGGATTGAGATATCCAAGAGCTATCATAAAGTCACTTGCGCCTTTTATAGTTTTATTCGGGTCTGAAAGTATTAATTGTTGTTTTTGTATTTCTGTTAAGTTATTATTTTTAGCGACTTCAAGTGCGCCCTGGTTTTGTAGTAGACGTTCTTGTATCTTGGTTCTATTATCCAACCGCGCCTTAGCCAAGTCATATTGACCTTTTGTTTCTTCTTGAGCTAAGCCGTATCCGCCAGTTACGCCAGCTTTCATTAAGTCGTAACTACCTTTAATATTTTCGGTTCTTATAGCTTGTTCCATAGCAATTCTATTCTTAAGAATTTCTTGATATAGAGCGAGTTTCTTGGCCATATCGTTAGTTTGGTTGAGTTGGAATGTTAATTCATTTTCTCTTTGTTTAGCAGCAGCTTCTATCATCTGCTTGTTACGTTCTGTAAGGCCAGTTGTGTAGTCAGAATACGGCACGCCTGCTTGGTTAGCCATTTGAGCTTGGTACATTTGTTGAGTATTATTCAAATAACGCTGAGCGCTGTCAGTGGGTAATGCACGACCAGTTGTTGCATTAATATATGCATACCACTCGTCTTGCTGCTGTAAGCGCGCAAGTTTATCCCTATCCACTTGATACGGTTGTTCAGCTCTAATTATATCACCGCCGTAATAAGGGTTATTAGCTATTGCTTGTGCCTGCATTTGATTATATCTTTGCAAATTATTATAAATATCTTGCTGTGTTACGTAACCTTGGTTTCGTGCAATATCGAGTGCCATTTGCGTAGCAGGGTCAGCAGCTTGAACTGGTTGCTGAGGCGGGATGGCGGTTAAAGATTGACCGTTTTTATCTCGTATTGCAGGAGGCACGGGCGCTGCTTGCCCCGTAGGTTGTCCAGTCTGAATACCGCCCGTTGATGGAGACATGTTAGAATAATAATTAATTCTATCCAATAGCATCGGGTCGACTTGATATGTAGGTTGAGCTGCTTGCTGATTAGTGTTAGTTCCTACATCATTAATCGGCGTTAAGTCATTAGATACCGCTTGCCCTGTGTAATTAGCATTTGGGTCTGAATTTTGAACGATAAAATTTTCCAAGTCAGTGATTGGCGGATTAGGGTCGCCGTCAGCTACATTTGGAACGTTCGGGAGGTTTGTAGGTCTCTCGCCAGCATTATCAAACCCAACATTGCCAGTAACTTCGGACATGTTGGTAGGAGTTTGGGCTGCTCCATTTTGAGAACCTCGCATAGCTTCCGCTTGGGCTAATGCGTTAGCTTGAGCCTCTGCTAAATAGCTTTCATAAGGTCTGTTTGCATCTCTTAAAATCTGAGCATTATTATGCGCATTAGACGAAGCAATTATGCCGCCCGTAGTGCCTACTATCGGATGTCCAGTCATAGCGCCTGTCATTACACCCCCGTATGCCCCAGCATTTCCTAAAATGTCCATAAATCTTGTTGTTGGAGTAGAACCTTCGGCGTTCCAGTTTTTAACAGTATTATATAAACTGTCAACTACGGGTAATCCCATAAGTACACCGCCGCCAACTTTTCCCACCACACCAGCAGCTTTTGGCGCAGCGCCTAATACTTTACCAGCCACGCCTTTACTTGTATTTGTAGTGGCTTTCTTTGCTACTTGTTTTCCATATTCTTTTTCAAGGCGAGACTTCATATCTGCCCCGTTCTTATAAAGAGTATCAAGAGCATCTTTTGTTTCTTTCTTAGCCGTGTTTACAGCCTTGTTTATTTTCTTATTCGCAGCCTGTAGTTTTTCTTCGATTAATTGCTGCGGGGTTTTTTCAAATTTAGTAAATCTACTATTATTCATTGGCGCTGCCCCGCCAGTAGGTACACCCTCCATACGTCCACGGACTACCGCAGATGCTTCGGTATTGCCTCCAAAATCTATAGGATTGTTAGGTTGTAACTGTCCATTCATAATAGCGTTTAATCTTTCAACGTCAATATTATTATTCATCATTACTTGTACTACCTCTTTAATTATTTACTAAGGTTGCTTATCTTATTTTTATTGAACCAGTCATAATTTGAAAGTAAGCCCGTTAACCCAGTTCCGATAGTGTTTTGGTAGTTACCGCCATACTCTCCATATCCAGCATTACCCACATTGTAATAACCTCGAGGATTATTATAGGCTCTTAATGCACTTGTATCTGTAGAAAAAGCGTTACCTATTCCTTGCATTGCTCCACCTATAGCCATTGTAGCTGGCGTCGGAATTGCGCTAAATACGCCGCCCACTGCGCTAACAGCAGGAGCGAGCCAATTACTGTTTGCTTGGTCTACCATATCGTTATATTGTTCTACGTCAGAATATTCTTTGCCTAAACCGTAGGCATTATAATATACGGGGGTTGCGTTTAGTAAGTTATTATATCCTTGTTGAGCCATAGCGGCAGATTTAGCTACGCCCTCAGCTTGTAACTCAGCAGCAAGCCTATTATAATAGCGTTGATAATCGTCATAATTTTGTTGGTTAGCGGAGCTATATCCGCCCGAAGTTGCAGCATAGTTATTTGCCGTCATATTACCCATTGATTTTTGATAGTTCCGAATAAAGTCACTTTGTTGTGGAGTGTTACTAAAGTACTTCTGCTGGTACATATCAATAGCGGCGGTAGGGTCATTATTATAATCTGCTATTTGTTGCAATGTATTTTGATATAGAGGGATGGCGGTATTTGATATATCGCGCCCGCCTCTGGTATAATCCGTCTGTGGTTTTTTGGGTTGTTTTGCCATTCTTAAAGTATCCTTCAATTAAAACTGTATATTTATATTATATAACAAAATCAAATTCTTGTCAAGCCTGTGTAAAGTTTTTTAAACAAATCTATCCAGTTTTATTATCTTGCTTTTCTTCACTTATCTGGTCGTATATTTCATGTAGCCATTCGATAGGAATTTGTTTATTTGCCCATTTAATTCCATGCTTATCACACCAGTCTGCATAAGAGGTCTTACTACCCTTTTTAATCTTTTGATTAGCGTTATAAAATACCATTCGGAATTCAACGTCTGGATATTGCTTTATTAATAAAAGCATCTTTTGTCTATCCTCAACTACCCACCGACCTTTAGTTTCGATAACTATCTTTTTACAGAGGGGAAAGTCTGGAGTATATATGTGTTTACTCTCTGGAATTATATACTCAAATTTAACCGCTTCGTAGTTAGGCTCTAAGCCAGCTTCTTTAAGCTGATTAATTATCTTTTCTTCTAATCCACTGCGAAAGCCATGCTTGCGCCCAGCAGCGTCTACTGTAATCTTCCTGTGCTTAAACTTCGGCATTTATTATACTTCCTTATCTTTTTGATAAACAAATATATTTAAATCGTATAATTTTGTAATCCCTTGAGCATTCTTGTACGGTAACGCTTTTGGTATATATCCAGTCTTTTTAAAGCCCATTCTTCGTACCATACCTATTGCATGGGTTGCTATCTGGGGAATTTGACAATAAAGAATATCTGGTAAGCAATTTTTAATCATAGTATCGAATAAGTCTTTTATTATCCTTCCCCAAATCTCTTTAGAGATAGCAATATGTATTTCGGCAACCATTAAGTCTACACATCTAACATTATCAAAAATAACTACACCATAGAGGAATTTTTCATTATCGTCAAATATGCCTATAATATAACTGTCGCAACCTTCGGTATATGGCAACAGAAACTCAATAATATCTCGTTCATAAGTTATTAAAATAGGGCTTTGGCAATCGAATATTAGCTTATTATCATTATAGCATTTCAACAAATCTTTGGAATAATTTATAATATCAGATTTGGTTAGAGGTCTGTATTTCATTTCATTAATTTCCTTGTGAAAAATCGGGAAGCCTCAATGCAGCCAAACAGAATGCGGGGAATGCGTCGACTACAGTATTATCTTCTTTATTGATTAACTGCTGTTTGAATTCTATCGTTATAGTAATACCATCCCTGCCCGACATCGGAGCCGCTATACGAGTAACATTAGCTGCTTTATCTGCCCATTTAGAAGTTAGCTCATAACTCGGATAAACATTTTTATCATCTGAATACAATAAATTAGGAAGGTAATTTTCTTCGTTAAGCAAGTTAAAACTTGGTTTTACGTACTGTATTGAGATGCCAGTGTTTTGACAAGTAACAGTATACTCTACACCATTTAACTCTGTAACTTCAAGAATGTTAGAAATAATCCTGCGGTTGTCTCTAACTCCGATAGTTTCAAATATTGCAATGGGCGACTTGTCAGATATTACGGTACCTTTTTTAAAGTCTTGATACAGTTCATTACTTTCAGTGATAAATAATACACCTTGATTAAATCCTATAAAAGTTTGAATGTTAAGCCCGGTCTCACGTGGAAACATAGTGCCTATATTCGTAAATACTAACCCTTTAGAAAGGTCTTCACCGTAATATAGAATGAATACTTCGCGTTCCGCATTATAGGTAAGAAATCTCCGAGTGTTATTAATGCCCATATTCTCAGCATTAAGGACTTCACTCTCTACGAGGGGCTTACCGCTTACCATAGTGCCAAAAACGTTAATACTAACGGCGTTTACTAAAGCTCCAGAATTAGTATCATAGGCGTAGACTTTCTCTCCAACTATTACGTGGTCTGAGGCATAATCTTGTCCTACTTGGGAAATCTTTTTAATAGTTACTGCGTCACCTATAGTTAAATAGTAAATCCCGTTTCTTTTAGTAATTAAAGTTCCATCCATGAACTCTTCAATACTCAAAGTATCGGAACTATCATTGTAAAATCCACCGAAGTATCCAGAGCCAAGAGCCTCGGAAAATCCATCAAGCACACCTATCTGAGAATAGAATATATATCCATTATATTCGCCACCGTCTTGTACGACGTATAATCTATTGTTTGATACTTCCAACAATTTAGGGTTCAAAACTATGTCTGGCTTAGGAGGGGTTACTCCCGTATTGTCTGGGCTGAATACGAGATTTATAGGGTTATTTGTTTTCTCTCCTATTGATACGTTCCCAGCAGATATTGTTTGTGTTGTATTATTTACGCATTTGATAGTAATAAAATCATCATTACGACCTTGGAATACGGAGGTTACTGTAAAATGTACTTCATTGTCTCCGCTATCTTTTACACAGATTTCTTTTCCGTTCCAAAAATAATCTACGTTTTCGAGTGAAGTAGTGAACTCATAATACGTAGTCATATCAAGGAGGGATACATCGCTTAGAATTTCAACAAAGTCACTCGTATCATAGTACGCCCCAAACATTATTGTATTACCGTCTATGAAAATAATCATATCCTTATCGCGGCGAGTAATGATAGGTTCTAACGGATTATAATCTAACGGGGTCATGTATTTCTTTAATCCTTGCCCCGCTATGTATAAATATACCCCGCCGTCAACGGTAACTAAAAATGCGGAATTAGTCCCAAAGGTCACTCTTGACCATCCAGTTACCTTTTGTTCGATAGGTATTTGAGCTACTTTATTATATCCGTACTGAGGAACTAATGCCCCCTTCTCAGACCAGATGTTTCTACCGCCAGTAATAGCCAACGAGCCTAACTGCTCGCCTATTGACCTCGGTGTGTCTAATAGGTATAGCCCTTTAGAAAAATCTGAGAATATATAAGTACCGTTATTTTTTACTACTTTATCTTTCATTCTGGTCTACCCAAGTAATCCACGTTTCGGATTGTAATTACCGTTTCTTAAATCTCTAAATCTTGCTCCTTGTGTCGTTGCACGAGTTTCCTCAACATAGCTTTGCAGTTTCTCAGTTGCTAACTGATTATAAAGCTGTGCGGAAGGGTTATTACACCTTGCCAAAATCAGAGCTGCTGTTTTTAATTTAAGAACTTCTTCGAGGTTTTTACTTCCTATAATTCTATCGTCTATGCTTGACACTACATGAGTATAACTATCATCTGCTGCTAATATAATATCGTCAGATGACATTACTAATTTAATAGTATATTCTTTGTCTGGGGTAGGGAACAATCTCAAGTAGTTATTACTAATTACGTAGTAACGAGGTTTACCCTCTGGTTCGGTCGGTTCTTTTGTCCTATGAAATTCTGCATTATCTCCGAAGGGTAATTTATACACTCGACCGTTGTCATCTACATCAATAATCTCAGCATATTTAACAAGTCCTTGCAACTGATACAAGTCTTGTCCTTTTATTGTTTTTATATTATCAGTTCTTTCTTTGGTCGAATTACTATTGTAAATGTTGGCTAATGTAGTATTCAGCCCGTCGGTTATCATTTCCAACAAAAAACGGGTAGTTTCTGGCGTAGCTTCTTCGTATTCATAGATAGGAAAGCCTGTTAATATAGCTATCCTGTTATAAAGTTCTTTTACTGAAAATATTGATGCCATTATATAAAATTCCTTTGATTGTATTTTTAAAAGAAAAGAATAAGGGGATTAGCTTTAAAGGGTCTCCCCTTATATGATTAATTAAATTAAGGAGAAAAGTTATTCTCTTGACTGCTTACTTTATGCATCAGTATCGGTATCCGTGTCGGTATCGCTATCGGTATCAGTGTCCGACGGAGATGGGTCGATAACTTCGTAAGCCGTCGTTTCGGGAGTTCCATCAACTACTTTACAAATAACATTATCGGGGTTTAATACTATTTTTTCACCGTCTCCATTTTCAACTTCATAGGTTGAAGCTGTTAATTTGACGTATTCAGTAGTTCCGATTGTTACCGTATTAGAAGGGTCTGCTATCACCTGCGCGCTATCTTCACCTATAGTAGCTGTAAACGGAGTTTCTAAGAGTGCATCTGAGAATAGTTCATTCCCACTGTTTCTGTATAAATTTCCAGTTATTTCAACTACCGCCTTAGGTGTTACGGGTGCAGGCGGTGTTACTCCCCCAATTTAACGAATGCTACGCAAGCGCTTTCGGGAGAGAATACTTTTTCACCGTAGATTTCAAGTCCGTGATATTCATCGGCAAATCTTTCGTGAGAACGGAACTTGTCGGGAGGCAATACTTTGTTTGCTCTCGTTACAGTATTTTGAGTACCAGCAATGATTACCATAGTACCTGCCGCAGCAGTAGGAACTACGATTTTCTTGTACTGTCCAGCAGTTTCAGACTGGATGGTTACCAATGCGGGTTCAATAGCTACGTCAAGGTTAGTAATAGTTTTCACTTTACCAGAACGAACTACGCCGTCAGCATCTGCAGTGCTTCTATCAGTGAAGTATTTTGATTTCAACAACTGAGTATACAACTTAGTCGGCATGTAGATACATCCGTGAGTTGCTTTTGATTGAGAAGCGTTAGAACCTGCGGTGATTTGACCATCAGCAGTAATAGCGCCTCTGTCATACAAAGCTGCATACATCGGCAAAATAATATCTTCATACAACTGGTCTACAGAAGTGATTGTAATCGGGTTAGCCGCAGTACCAAGTACCGTATCCAAACCTTCAGCAGTTTGGTTAGCTGCGATTGCTGTATCGTTTGCAATCAATTCAGCTACGTTTTTGTTGTGGATTTTTCTAATTTTTTGCGCTGCAAAATCAAGTCCTGCGCTTTCGTAATTCCATCTGCCTTCTACTTCAGTGATATCGGAAACGATAAATGCATATTTTGCAGTTTTATCAATAACCAATGTAGTGTCATAGAATTGCAAATCTCTTACGGGAAGTCTTGCATCGTTTGAACCAGCGAGACGGTTAGCGGGGTCATCTACAGCATTGTTAGACAAACCAGCAGCATCTCTTGAATACTGGGTCATAGCGCCGCCAACCTGTACATTAACTGAATTAATGTTAGGTTTAACGATTTTTACAGTGTTACCAATTTTGAAAAATTCACCTTCATAATCGTGGTTAACCAAACCTGTAGACATATCGCTCATGGGTTGGTCAAGAACGAGTTGCATTTTAGTGGCGAGTTGTACGCCAAATTCTTCTGCGTTTTGATTGAAAGCCATTTTTTAAAATCCTTTTCTTTGAAATAAATAATCCAAATATACTTACGTCATCGAAGTTTATACACGGAGCTTCATCGTGACCTATAATATGTTCAATATACCCAGATTAATTCTGATACTGCCAACATATTGCAATGGATTTCTTGCCACTACGAGAATTCTTTCTCGAATTCTTTCATTATTCTTTTGATTAATAGTTTATCTGGCTGCGTTTCGCCGTCTTTTATATCCCGAATGCAATAGCCTAGCGCTATTTTTAATACTGGTTGTAAAAGCGGAGAGAAGGCAAATCCTGCACTTGTTAAGGCTGAAACGACAATCAAAGAGTATTTTTCTGCTTGCAATAAATCTTCTTCGGTAACTTTAAGCTCTTTAATTTCTTCCACTTCGGACTTGCCAGCCCTATATAAACTTTTAATAATTTTTTTAATGATGTCCATATTAGCTATTCTTTATTTCTTTCGCGAGGCTTTTTTTACCTGCTTCTTCAAGAAGGGCAAAGTTATCAAGATAGAATTTTACACGCTCTCTCGGGTCTTTTATCTCTGCGAGTTTCTGTTGGACATTGTCTGCGTTAATACTGCTGGATGCAGATGGTTTTCCGTTAATACCTTCCTTAAAGTCTTCAATAGTAGCCTTTTCCTCAATAGGTTTAGGCGGCTCTTGTTGTTGTTCTTCTACCTTGTTTTCTTCTTTTGCAGGTTCCTCACCTTTTTTATCTTCTTCTTTTTCTTCTTCTTTCTCGGTCTTAGCAGTTTCGTGTGCTACGTCAACAATAGCTTTATTCACATCATCTACTATTTCTTTAACTTGTTTGCCTGCATCTCTAACTTTAGGAGCAATCATTCTTGCTCTTGCTACTGCGAGTTCAACTTTCGCTTTAAGGTCGTCATCTAAGTCTTTGATACCAGCTTCGGCGAGAATACTTACAAAAGTCTCTGCCGCTACATCCATTTCTTTTTCATCCATCTTGAATGCATCAAAGAGACGTGAAGCCTTTTTGAATACAAGCTGTTTGAAGCGTTCGTTCAAGTTATTAGTCAAATTTGTTTGTGCTTGTTGTTTAACATTTTGAGCTTGCTGAATTAAATTTCTTGCTACTTGAGCTTTTGTCGGGTCTTCCTTTTCCAATTCTTCAATAGTTTTAGAAGGGTCAATTCCGTATCTCCTAAATTCTGCTGCAAGCGTTCCGCCCAATTTTTCAAGAAAATCCTTGTATTGAGCTTGAGCTTCTGCTTCGTCATTTTCAAAGGCTTTGACGTCGTTAGCTTCTTCGATAATAGCTTCCTTTTCAGCCAATTCTGATTTCAGTTTTTCTACTTCATCTTCGGATTGTACAGGCGGTTCTTCTACAACTTCCTGTTTTTCTTCTTCTGCTGGAAGTTCTTGTTCGACCTCTACCTTATCTTCTTCCTTATCGGCAGGAGTTTCCTCCGCTTTTACTTGTTCAGTTTCTTCCGCTTTAACTTCTTCGGCGGGAACTTCTTCCACGATAGGAGCGTCTTCTACTTCCACTTTAGGTTCCTCGATAGGAACTTCTTGCGCTTCAATAGCTTTTTCTTCTATCGCCTCCTCAGCGGGATTTACGATTTGTTCATTCAATTCTTGTTCTTTGTTTTGTTGTTCGTCCATTCTAACATCCTTTATTTAGGTATTTGCCTTCATTACTGTTCATTTGTATTATTAACATTATCGGTTGAGTTAATAGCTTCTTCTATCGGAATTTCCGTGGGCACCATTCCACTATCACTAATTTGACCCTGTCCCCCAACCATTTGAAGCATTGGAGGAGTTTCGCCCACCTCAGAAGGGGATTGCATTAATTCTAATATATTATCTATATCAGTCAATTCAGCTTTAGCCATTAGATATCTTACGGCTAATATTATCTGGTCTTGATTTAAATTGCTGAATATCATCTGCGCGATAGGAAGATTTAACATATCCATTAATCTACGTAATTCGCCTTCCTTATCGGCTCTTGATGCATTTGTACTAATAGATACATTAAGTTTTTCATCCGCATATATCGGATTGAGAGGTTCGCCAGTCGCGAATGCTATCTCCCTATTAAACGCATAGAAAGATGTAAAGAGATTAAGTAGAAATCTATAACTGAATACATCAGTTTCTACACGCATTCTTGCATTAGCATTCTGAGATAATATAGCACTTTCTCTCGCCGTTCTTACAGCTCCAGATGTGTCGCCTGTCAAGTAGTTATTAAGACCTAAAACGTTTTTGTTCTGCTCCAAAATCATTGTAACAAGATTAAGACCTGCCAATGATGTCGGAGGAGGAGCAAAGAATTCTGGTTTAGTGTCAATGTTGTTATACTCTAACTGTTTATTAGCTCTTGCTTCATCTACGTCTGTTTTATTGAGGCTACCCGTAGGATACAAAATCCATGGCGTAGCAGTATCTTCGAGATTAGTTAGGAATAGGTCAACTACTCTATTAATTAACGTGTCAACGGGTTTGCTTACCATTAGAGGTGATATTGACCTGTGAGTTTGTTCATCAATTTTATAGGGGGCATATATAATACGGTTTGTGCTTATGGGATTATACTTGATATTCGCACATCTATTATTGATTACAGTGACTATTATATTACTTAGTAGCTTATAATCTTCCGTTATATAATCGCCGTAATACGTAAGTACTTCTATTCTATTTCTATCTGTAACTGTAGTCTGTGTTTCTTGAGTACCCGCAGTACCTGTATAAGGACGTATGCCATTACCGTTCCTACCTACAGAGGCTATAATATCTTGTTTATCTTCTTTTGACAGGAGAGGATAATCATTAGATGCAAGAAGTGTCTTACTATCTATAAAACTTCTAATAATTTTAGCACAGCCGCGAGGGTCTTGTTTGTAGTCATAAGCATCTACAAAGAAATCCAACGGGTTGATATAGTCTATCACCAGATTTTTCGAGCTTACAACCTCTTTCATTTTAAATGATAGAACTTCTTCGCCAGTTTCATTGTCTATCATTTTAGTTTTAATTCTATATTCTTCTTTATCTTCTTTAAGTTTTATAAAAGCTACGCTTTCCCCTTTTAGCAACCAGTCATCGACTTGTTCGGATGTTAAATTTTCCAACAAGGAAATACTTTTAAACTGGTCTATCATTACGTTCTTGAGCTGAGGCACTATCATCGTGGAATATGCATCATTGCCAGATATTTCAACAAGCGAACTGTACCCAGACAAACATGCTTGAATTATAGCTGATTTGTACACCTTAAACATTTCAGCAGCATGCGGAAAGCGTTCTACAGTGCTTTCCTCAGTACCAGCAAATACCGATGTATACAGTCTCTTGTAGTTATTTTGCATAACACTAATAACATCCAAGTCTCTATACTTGCGAGTAACGTATCTGCCAATCTCGTCTTTGTAGGTTGATAGATTGTAATAATCTTGTTTAGTTTCTATAACTTCATCTGCCATTTAATAATTCCTTATTTGAGAATATTATAATATCATTATAAACCATTGCTGAATTTTTGTCAAGTGTTTTGTGAAGAATTGTTACTAATATCGTTCCAAGTGCGCATATAGTGTATCGGGTAGCTTACAGCGTCTATAGGGTGAATTAAGAAAATCTTTTCATAGTCCGCTTGTATCTCACTATCCGTAGGTTCTCGCAATCCACCGCTTGCTAAATTAACCTTATTCTCATTTAAATTATATATTAGTTTACTACAATTTTCATCTACAAAAAATCTGCGCAGCTTCTTAGCGTTACATATATAGGCTCTAAATACAGATAGTCTTTCTTTTATCTTCGGGTTTGCCTTTTGCACGAGAAGTTTACAAGAGTATCCGAGCTTTGAAAAATGTGCCAGCATTACAGAATAATCGCTTCCATTAGTTTTCCTATCTCGACCATGGCTATCACCCATTATTGTTAATCGTTTAGTTTTATAACTTTCTATCACTGGCGTTATACGCTCACACATTTGCTTTGTAGTTACGTTCTGGTCAATCAATTCGTCTAATACGTGCCACTCGTCTTTATCTTCTATATATTGAACTAAATACCAGCACATCGGATTATAGTTAAAGTCGCAAGTTAATATGAGCGGGGAATTAGGGTCATATTTTAAATCTTTTACTATATTCTTTGTATTGAAGTACGGGAATGCTACAGTATTATCATTATCGTTGTCGATACCTTCGAGCAACTCTTGGATTTCATCGGCGCTATAAAGGTCTTCAAGGTTTTCCACGTAATTAGTACCAAGGTGATGGTTTTCTCTCGTACTTGCTATAACACTTCTAAAATTTTTCTTTTTAGTATTCGGGTTATGGAAATATTTGTATAGCCAGCCCCTTGCACCTTGAGGGTTCGTGTGAAGAAACATTGTCCTATAGTAATCTTGCCAGTCACTCCTTTTTTGTTGACGAAGACGTGCCATTAATTCTTTGAATGTCTTCTCATCAATAAGAGATGCTTCTTCTATTTCAATCCAAGTAAATTCTGTAGAACGGAACTGAGACCAATCACTTAAAGTTTTAAATCTTATAGTACTTCCGTTACAAAATACTATTGTTTGTTTTCTATCTGCGTACCACCAATGAACATCTTCTTTTAAGCCTATGTTAGCCATGTGTTCAAGGTATTTCAATTTAGTAGTTCCGTCAAGTAGTTCTTGCGAAGCAGCTCCAACAAGACCTCTACAGCCTGCCCATTTGAGTGCAAGGGTTAAACCTTTGAGCGAACCCACAAAAGTTTTCCCACTACCAAAACCACCTTGATATAATGCAACATCGAGCATTACATTATTAGGGTCATTCAACTTACTATGGTCATACCCTTCAAAGAATGCATACTGCGTTGGTAATAAAATATATTCCGTACGTTTTGTAGTCATTTATCCTACGACCTTTTCGAGCAATAAAGTAGGGTCAAAAGTACTAAAACCAAACATTTCAGCAGTTTCTCGGTTTGCTTTATTGTCATCGATAAGCAAGACCTTATGAGCATCTCCAGTTAGGTGAGCTTCCATTGTCATAGCTTTGTCTAACGCCCCGTTATCGCTACCCAATGCAATAACTCTAAATGCACTACCCATAATGTCTTTAATCATTTTCTCAGTAGCTGGGCAATAGCTACGCACAGTTAGGAATATAGTCTTATCTGCTCTTAGAGGTTTAAGCATCTGGATTAATTTACGGTTCACCCTATATAATTTAAATTTTTGTTGGATGCACATCAATAAATAGGAGAGTAGGCTATCATGGAACATATGCCAAGTTTTATGCATAACGTTAGTCATAAGCCCGTAAATCAATGTATCGTCAATATCAACAAAAACTCTATCGTATTCCTGCGTAAAATGTCTCATCAGTCTATTCCTTCATTGCTAAACATTTTTCTAAGTGGTCTATTTTTTGGCAAACCTTTTTGACTAAAAAGCGAGTAAACTTACTTTGATTGTCGCCCAATTCATCACTGTTTTGCATTTCTCGAGCTTGCTCATTTTGAGATAACATTATCTCTCTAACAGCTTTTGCGTTCATAAGGAAAGAATAGTCGCTACGAATATAATGTTCCGACCATTCACTATCTTTTCTTTTCTGGTCAACTTCCTTATTTTGCATAGGTTCCTTTTGAGGCTTTTGGGGTTGTTTACCTTCCGTCAACAGCGCAGTCATACTACGTAGTCTCTTGCCTTGATAGATGCAATCATTTAGAGAACGCATTTCTAATCTAAAAATCTCTCTAACAAGATTAAAATGATAATTCTTTTTCTTTGCGCAGTTGATGTAGTAGTTCCTGCATTCCTTACATTTAACTAAATGCTCAAGTATTATATCCATTTGACAAATACTTAAACAAGGGAATAAATAATCATCTGCTTTACGTTTTACGATATCGCATTTAGACATATAAATCACCTACATAAAAACTTTCGTGTGCGCTCTTTGTATACTTCATTATCAAATTTCTTTTTATGTTTAGCATCTTTTGCCTTGTAATAATTAGTCTTTTTGGCGAATTCCCAAGCTACGTCAAAGTCCTCGAGAGTATAGTACATTATCTTACGAATTAATTTAGCATCATGCGCTGACTGGTCAACCGCGTCTGGGTTTGCATCTATAATGTTTATTAATTCTGGGTCTTTATACCCGCAGCCACGGAGTGTATACATATCAGTGACGGGCGTCCTGCCGTAAACTTTTGCACGGATGTCTTTTATCCCATTAATAACCTCACCCTGCATAACCATTTTTACATCTTCTTTGACAGTGGGTTTCTTATGCTCCTCTACCATTTTATACAGTTTTGTAAGAAATTCATCATGCTCGCCGACTTTTAAATTAGTTTTTCTAAAATCGAAGTCCGTTGTTACAATGTGACGTTTATTAGTATAGCATTCAAAACTTTTTACTCCTTTTATATCTTTCACAATAAAAGTTTCTAAGTCTAAATTTGTAAGAATGTAAACATGGATGCCCGTGGCAGAGGAAGATACTTCCCATTCATTCTCATTGAACTCTTTTAAAAATTCGGCAGTTTCCTCTTCTAATTCACCAGCCTCCGTAAAACAATCATCTAAATCAAGACATATCAGCCTCGTTTTTCCTGCAATTATTCCAAGCAAAATTGATACTGAACAATCGAATTCATTTGCGCACGCCGTTGCATTATCAAAGTTCATCAGCTCAGCGTCATATATACCTACAGGACGTAAGTCATCTGACGTCAATACAATTCTTTTATTTTTTGATGTTGTAAATATTTTGTAAGGATATAAAAACATAGAGGGGGCTATTCCGCTTTTTGTTATTCTTTATCGCTATTTTTGGATTGAAAAATTTTAGAAAGTAGTTTTAAAATCAGTAGTGTCCGACTGTCCTACCTTAATATAAGGGCAAGAGATTTCATCCCCCTTGCAAGGACAATCGTCCATAAATTCTTTACCTTCGGGGTTATCACAATAATATATATTTCTGTATTGCATATAATATATACACATTGATTACTTTTCCTGTTTCTGAGGTTGTTCTACTTTTATTACAACTTCAAATTTCATTTGCTCGTCTTCGATAGCTTTAATTTGTCTTATCTCTTTGAGTATTCTTACTATGACATCATACTTACCTTCAAACTGAGCCTTGCGCAAAAGTTTATTATAGTAAAGCAGTATAGTGTCTACATTTTCGTCGATAAGTGTAAGCTCCTCAAGCGCGACTACATCTTCCTTAACTTTTTTAAAATCGGGATGCTGTAATACTCTATTATAAAGTTCTTGTATCTCTTTAGAACCCAGCTTGCCTACAAACTTTTTTAGTGTGACTAATATATCTTCGCGATATAATTGAGCTTGCGCGACAGCTTCCATCATCTCTCTGGTAATTTCAATTTCGCTACTCAAGGATTTTACCCTTCTCAATTTCTACAATTTTACTATGTTCTACTTTGCCATTTTTTAATTGTACAACAGCGAAGCCTTGCTGCCAATTTGGAAGAACCATATATTCTGGGTTTAAATCGCATAGACAACCTGTTTCTATCCAAAAGAATTTCTTTCCAGACTTTCTTGCTATATATTTACATAGTCTATGAGTATGTCCAGAACAACCAGACATGTATGCGTTTTCCATTTCTTTGATTGCAGATAGACCAGATTTGTTTCCGAGCAAAGTGCCGTGTTTAAAAACAAGATTATCATTTACCGTGAGGGATGCACAACCCCTTACTTTGAAGTCTGATACTTTTAATATAGTAAACACATCTTCAATGAGAGATGCAAGCTCTGGAGCTTTATTAAGTACGTATCTTTCAAGTCTGGTCTCGTGGTTACCTATAACATAATAGATTAAACTTTTAGGACATACAGCACGAATACTTTCTAACAACTCTCGGGCTTCGGTTATTTCCTCAAGCGGGTTTCTGCCTTCCCCTTTAGTGAACTTCGACAACATGAACATATCAATTATGTCACCGTTCAATACTATAACTTCGGGTTGCTTAGCCGCGCAGTAATTAATAAAGGATTTAACCGCCAGTGCATCTTGGAACGGAATATGAATATCCGACCCTACTACTATAGTGCCGTGTGTTAATTGCAAATCTAAATCAATAATATTCTTTGCTCTTTTCATTATTCAACATCCTCGACTTGTTTGCGAATAAAGTCCATAAGCATAGCTTCATACTCCTGTGCATTTCTCGCGCGAGCGGGAGTATCAAACCTTGCTTCCTCAATAAATTTTGTTACGTTTTCTTGCGTGATTTTTTTAGTCTTATTCATTGCCGTATACCTCATTTACTTTTTGTTTCAAGAATTTTAGCTGTCCCTCGCAAGTTGATTTATTTGCATGCTCAAGGCTTTTGCAATTATATAGCATCTGCAAGCCAGCTAAATCATAGTTGCAAGTATTAATGTTAAATTCACGCTTCATCGGAATTATTAGATTAATGTTTTTTATACAGTCTTCTTTACTTACCTTTTTATCTTTATAGATTTTTATAACGTTATCTATCGTGTAGTTATTATTCAAGAGCTTTTCGGCAGTCTTTAAGCCTACCTTATAGATACCTTGTATATCGTCTTCTTTGTCACCTGCCAGCATCTGGCAATATAGGTAATTGGTATCGTCTTCAGTCTCTATCTTTTCTGTTAGATTTATTTTGCATTTAACTAAAGATGCGTATCTTAAATCTTTATCGTCAGAGAATATGATACAGCTATCCCCGTTATTTATAGCAAAGTCGTGGCACATTATACACGCTTCATCTGCTTCAAGAGTTTCGGGCTTTATGACATTGTTATATTTATCAATAGCGTAATCTCTTATTACGCCAATGTAAGGGTTTCTATCTCTACTCTTTTTGTAATCTGAGTACAGTTCTTTTTTCCAACTATGCCCACTTAATATCAAACGAAGGTCAACTTGCGTATCTTTATAGTATTCTACGGCTTTAGTAATGGCAGCCTCTGTTAAACGTTCGAGAATTTCTAATGCGTCATCGGGGTTCCCAGACTTAGCCATAGCAGCGTAAAACGCCTTGCAAATATAACCGTCATAATCAAGTACAGCAAAGTTTTTATTCATTAAAACTCTACCTCGTCAGTGTCGGATAAGTCAAAGGAGACGTCTTCAACTTCAACGGGATATACATTTACCGTAGCAAAATTGATATTATTAACGTTAGCATATTCTGCTATCTGGTCATAGTTATCAAATACTAAAGTCTCACCTTCGAGGTTGTACTCAAAATCAGTCTTACCTTCCAACGATATAATGTAAGCTGTACGCGTTTTGTTCTGTCGTTTCATATTCACCTGCCTTATATGAATATTGTAACGTACTTTTAAATAAATGTCAACCCTATTGTAAAGAAAAGTTTACAATTATTTTTTCTTGTTATTCTTAATTTCTTTTTCCTTTTCTAGGCATTTATCAGCAGCAGCTAATATAAAGTCGTACAGGTACTTCCTAAATTCCTTCGCCACTTTGCCGTTAGGCTTAGCTTTAATTTGTTTAGCTTCGTCCAAGGTAACCGGGAATTTAAAACTTACTTCACAAAAGGTAAAAGGTTTCTCAGTCGTCTTCATTTCTTTCAATGTCATTTCTATTATCCTTCTGATTAAATATAAAATCTAAAACTTCGCTATCAGTTTTAAAGTCGAGGGCATCAGCATCCGACTTATCACCTTGTATATATTTATTTACTTCGTTCACCATTGTTTTAATAGTAGCCGCAAGCCTCTCTATCTGCGGAATGTTGAACGCCTGCATATTCTCACCAAGATAACTATATACAACGCATAGGGGGGTTAGCCACCGTGCATATTCTGGCGGAAGAAAAACAATTCCTTTGTCTTCGTGTAGCTCTCTTAACTTACAGCCATATAATAGCTTACAATTTAATAGTCGATACGCAGTCTCTACATTTTTAGATATTATATTGTCACGTATCATATCCGAATATTTATAAGGGCTGAATTCTTCAAGAAATTCTATAACTAAATCTTCCTTTAGTATCTCTTTAGTTCGCTCTATTCCTTGCTTATACGAGTAAGTCAATGTGTTTTCTGGTTGCATATTCTTTTATCTTCTTTTTTGCTGAGTATAGTTGGTCGTACACAGTATCTATCGATACGTTCAGTTCTTTAGATATCTCCTTGGCGGTATAAGTTTTATTTCCATTAATACCGTATTTCATTATTAACGTTTTGTATTGTATCGGGGATAGTATTTTTAACAGTTTGTTTAGAAGTCTTTTGTTAAAGTAGATTTCAGCGTCATCATAATCTTCAATTACAGATTTGTAAGCATCTACTACTAAAGGATATTCCGATATACTTAGAGATTTTGCAAAAGCCAGCTTTATTAAACTGTTATATTCTGCGGGCGAAATTTTTAGCTTATTGCATATAAATTCTTTGTCGTATAAATTTCTTTCGGGGTATTGCTGCAAGAGCTTTCTTAGCGCAGTAATCCTATGCGCCGTTTGATATCCAAAGCTCAAGAAAGAGCTTTCACATTTTGATATGTATCTATATATCCTATTAAATATACATCTTATGGCGTATGTAGAAAACGCATATCCCCTTTTCGGGTTAAACTGCTCACTGGCTTTACATAAGGCGAGGAAACCTTCTTGATACATATCCTCCCAAGAGTGGTTTAACTTAAATACAGGAAGTACTCTCTTAATAGAATAGTTAATCAATTTTAGATTATTAAGAACTAAAGAGCTGTTTATCATTTTTATACATCTCTTATTTCTGGCGGAAACATAATTTGTTTTGCAAGTTCCTCATTGTCTATCAGATACTTCTCAAGAATTGCTATAGCATTCCAAGCTGCGTGTACAAGGTGGGGAAGTTTCGTTTCTTCGTCAAGGTCATATCCTGCGAACTTCTTACATTCGTGCCTAATCAAGCTATCAAAATATCTATTTTCGATATCTTCGTTTTCTTTCCAGTTATTAGGGTTGGGGTATTTCTTAGTTCCGTAGCGAATAACAGCTCCGAGCGCCATTACTGCCCTTGGAAATACACTTATTACACGTCCTGCCATTGGTTTATTACTATCAAACTTCTTGCCATTACCTGCCATTTAGTTTTTACTCCGTTCTATTTTTAAATCTTCTATTATCTTTATTACATCCTTCAAATCAGTCACTGTTGTCGAATTCAAATAGTCATCTTTTAAGTAGAATGATACCTTGTAGTTTTGGATGCGAGGCTTGATTGATATCTTTACCATAAACTCACGCCATAGGTACAGTATTTGTTGGGTAATTTTTATAGCGTCTCGTATATCTAATGCTTTAACTAATAGTATAGCAAGAGCTACAGTCTTAGGCAGTTTATCAAATATCATAAGCCTTATCCTCTAAGACGAAATTCAATCTATTGTCTAATCTGTATTTGTACGTTTTGTTTTTCTCTCCATATCTATTTTTAAATAGCGTTATTAGAACTTTTTTGCTACCATTCTCAAATAGTTCCGAAAGTAAAATTCCAACGTCTCCGTCCTCCTCGATGCTTCCACTGCCTTTGCCCGCACTTCCCGCATCAGTCGTTTGACCATTCGTACCCGTCTGACGTTTCGCTTGGGAACAAATAATAAGTCTTTTACCAGTACGTCTGGCGTACGTTTGAAGCTCTCGAGCTGCATTCGTAATATTTTCATATTCGCTGCCTTGTCCTTTTATTCTTTGTATATAGTCTATAATGATATATTCGTATTTATTATCTATATCTAACAGTCTCATTATATCGTTAATGTCTGCGCCACCAGTTTCACATATATCAATTCGTTTTAGATATTCGTACCTTTTATCTTCTATAACACTGTCAAGTATTTTATTGGCAACATCTCGTCTGGTTTCATAAAGTTGTTTCAAACTACCCATTGACACTCCTGTTAGTGTAACGAGTTGTCTTTCCATTAACAAGCCTGCGCCCATTTCGCAGGAACATATTAATACGTTTTTTCCTTGCTTAGCTAAATTGCACGCGATTATTTGTCCGCATAGTGATTTACCGACATTCGGTCGCGCTAATATAAATGTCAAAGAGCCTTTTCTTATCGTCTCGACAAAATCATCTAATATTTCTAATCCGTAAACCGTGTCGCCTTGCTCTATCCGTTCTTCAAAATCCTGTCTGATTTCTTCGACGCCAGACAAAAGCGACCGAGCTTTTAATTCTTTTCTTTTATTTACATATTCATTATTACGGTTATCATTCATCTTTACAATTTAATTCTGGAAATCTTAGGAGTAGGGTTTGAATATCAAGTGAAGTCTCTCGGAGTTCTTTAGGTACTGTGTCTATATATTCCTTTGCGGTAGCTAAATCATCAATCAAATAAGGATTTAAATTAAGTCGTGGGCGGTCAGTCACTATGGTTGACTTACATTTATTATATACCCACGAATTTGCATCCGTTAATAATTTATTATGACTGCCTGTATTATATTTTTTTAATTTCTGTTTACAGTCACTATCATCTTTATGTCCTTCCAAGTACTCGATATAACTTGTAAGCTCCCTAAAAGATTTCTTTATATAGCTGTCGCCTAAAGTAGTTCTTATCGCTTTGTATTGAAACGGCATAAGCCTTATTCTACCATTAGGGTCTTCTTCTCCATCTACATTATAGAGTTTAACCCTCGCATTACGGGTATACCTCGGCAATAGCTCCGAATATAAATTCTCGGCTTGATAAGGAGTTAAGTTCATTATAATATCTATCAGTAATGTATATATATCTAAGCCATGTTTGAGCTTCTTCATATCAAATAACTTCCTTGAATATATTTAGTAGTAAGTCTACCCTGTGCCTATATTCTTTTTTAAATAGTAACTTATACGGCGCAGCTATTGCTAAATACTTTTCACCAACGACAAGCTCCCGCATCAAATCTTGTTCTATCTCCGTGGGTACATACAGCCTTATGGTATTACTTCCGCCAAAGTATTCTGTCGCTGTATAGCAGGCTAACTTTAGTATCATTGCTCCGCTTATAAATTCCCAGTCAATGAGTTTACCGTAGTACTGGCATCGTGTGTGATACTTTAAGTTAGTGTCTTGAGGTTTCATAGTATTACCAGAAGTTTTGATTATTTTTATCGTTAGCAGGAGCTAATAGTAATAAGCATATAAAAGCCGAGAAAAATAGAAAGTCTATAAATAATTCAATCGTCATTAGTGTTCACTTCCTTGACTGCCTCTTAGTAATTTCTTCCTAATGTACTTCGCTACATTATTAGGACACTGCTGCTTATTAGTTAGTAGTAATCTATCGAGGCGATACAAAGCCTTTTGTACTCTATCTTTACCGAATTCATCTACGAGTAGATTATAATCGTCTTCCAAAATTTCAAACTTAAAACCAAATACTCTTTTAGGTAAGCCTAATTCTTTTCGAGTTTTAGAAAGCTCAATTATAAATCTTGATAGTAATAGATTATTTGTCCTTATTAGGACTTGAATGTCGCTTAGAGATTGTTTTATTAATTCTATATCGGGTTCCATTCATCCGTCCTTTAGTTCTTGTTAACTCATAATCTAACTTTATTACAAAAGGTATCATATCCTTATCAATATCTTTAGACATAGTTGTTATTTACTTCTATTTATTACTATGGTACTTACCCAACCACCCATATAGGGAGCTACTTCTTCTGCTACATCTGCAAATTCTGCACGGAGTTCATCAAATGCTTGTCTAAAAAGCGCTGCATTAATTTCTTTTTTGGGAGCGAATTCCTTCTTGGCGGAGGTAGCTGAGCCTTTTGACGTTCCAGAACCTTTACTTGCTGGAGCTTTCCCGTTAGCGTACCTTTTTGATTGGCACTCTGGGCATCTAAATTTGTCGGGGTTCTTTTTAGCCCAACCGAGTAATCCGCCTTCGAGTTCTACTTCCTTACCGCAATCGCAGCAAGGTACTTTTTCTTTTGCATTGTTGTCTGTCATAATAAGTTTGTCCTTTCATTTAGATATTTTGTTTTAAATAAAAAGGGGTAAGCTAACAGGAATACTCCTTGAGTGGTGGACACTAATATTACCCCTCTTAGATATAATAGAAGTAGGGCTTACGCAACTTGCAGCCTTATCCTATTCGTTTTTATACATTTATATTATAAACTATTTTATTCATTTTGTCAACAGTATTATTAAGAAATATTATATATTTATTTATCTTACTTCATCTACTCATTCTAATTGTCTTCTGCGCTATACTTACAGTCCTCTTTCTAATTCTTCTCTTGACAAAAAACCGTTTGCAATCAAGGTACCTTCCAGCCTTAGAAGTTCAACCGTTGCCTTATTTGGACTTTCATCTGCCATAATTTTGTACTTTATAACGAGTGCATTAGTTATTCTACACCATAATTCTGTTGCTGTTAATTTCGTCATTTAATTTATCCTTTCTTTTATTCTATTTGGTTCTATGCATCCCCAGCATAAAATCTCGTCCAAATTAGGCTCATTAAACGTACTTAATCTATGTGGGTAATTGCTCATATTAACTTCTAAAGTTACATATTCTTCCCCTTGCCACCAACTATCTGGATTTTCCGAGAGGTAAACTATGCCGAATTTAGAAGGTATTAAACCTATTCGATTAATAGAATTTAAGTTTTTTCTGAGAGTTGTGTGATAGAGTTTCATTGCTTATTTCTTCAATCTTTTACCACATTCTTGACATTCAAAGTATGAGTACGGACATCCTTTACATTCATTGTTTAGGTATCTCCAGCCGCATAATTCGTAACCGCCTTCTATAGGGTCGCATTTTAATTCTTGTACTGGGTGAGAGCAAATTAGTTGATGCAAAAAACGAAATATATTCATTTCGATATCTCCTGTATGTCTAAAAGTTTTAAAATCTGTCCATATTCATAATACTTCTTTTTACCTAAGCAGTTGTTAGTACATCCCGTTCTGCATGTCCTTTTGCATAACTCTACAATCTGTTTCATAACGCAGTCGGTACAGTCATAACACTTTTTATATTCATCTCTAAAAGTATTTAGACATTCCTCATAATCATGGTCATAACAAGGGCAATTCTTTATTGTGTATTTAATCATTCCAAAATTCCTCTCACTTGTTGTCTTTCTTTCTCTGACATATCTGCCCAAAGTTTATTTATTACTCCTCTAATTCCTTTCAAAACTATTAAATACATCAACATTATAATCTATAACACGTGACTGGTTTAATTTTTTAAATTCCTCGGGCGTTGCATAGATAAATTCGTCGTCATACTTTTCTTCTGTCATATCGAGAACAAGTATCCTATCATCTTTTGTCAATTCTAATTTGTAATACAACATTTTAACCTCTGATTTCTCTTTCTATTTCTTCGGCTGGTTTTACCGAAAGCTCGGTTAGGACACTATTCAAATCTGGTAATTTAATTACTTCATAACCTAATGGCTCTACCAATGCTTTTAAATCATCTATTCTATTTTTGAGGAAACACCTAAAGTATGCGTGCCGATACCCATTTTCGTATGCTTCATTGATGGTATTTTCTATCACTTTTTTAAATTCTCGTTCGCTTTGGGTTATTGTTCTTTCGGCGAATTCACGAGCCGTTGGAATGTTGAGTTTCATAGTTAAATATCTCCAAAATTTTTCTTACAATATCTGTATAAATCTGCTGGCGTTGGCGCATCCTCGGGTAATAGCTTCGCAACCCTGTTTGCGTACTGGCTACATATCAATCCTTTACTTACGCCGTCACTCCCGTCTGTTAGCAAGTAATCAATTATAGTATCAACACCGTAAGGATAGTGTACGTAATATTCTAAGTCGTATATACTTAGCGGAGTTCTGAAAAACTTATATTCGGTCTCCTTTTTACGTTCAGCTTTTATAAAGTCTGAAAGTAACCAGCGTCTAACGCCTTTTGGTATATGCTTCCCGTTTACATCAACTTCTTCTGTCGTGCTTTCAAAAAGATACTGTCCGTAAACTATAGCCACATGACTTGGAACTTTTTCATAATTATTTAATCGGGTTTTGGTCTGTATCATTTTGCTAATCATTGACTTTCCGAAGCAGAACAATAGCCCATAATTATCCGTGTTTAATTCTTTTTTCAAATCTTTTGCTGTGAATAATATTTCGTTAGTCATTATTATTCAAGCTCCTTCAAGAGTTCATCAAGTAAATTATTTTTGTTCCGTATATGTCTTACGAGACTTGCAATACTCCCTCTTGTAGCGTGTGCATTAGGTAAAATATTATTTACTACTTTAGCGATTGTTTCATTCGCGAGTTTCATATCCAACATTATTCTGACTAATTCAATTTGAGATATATCGTATATATTTTCGACTTTTTCGAGTACTTTAACAGCAATCTTTTCCTGCATTTCTGGCGTTATTAAACTGTCGCTTATTGTTTGTCGTCTATTTTTTGTCATCATGATAAAATTCTCCACAACCTTTATATGCTATGTTAGCTATCAGCCGCGCGCATTTTTTACATAAGTCGGGCGTGTATTTTATCCCGTTAACTAATAAGCTGATACGCTTCTCGGGTTTCTCAAGTTGGCTTATTTCTTCTCCGCATCTATCACAAAAATATTTAGCACTCATTTTGCTATACCCCGCTTACCAATGCTTTAAGGTTTATAACCGGACAAGCTGTCGCATACAAGTCGTTATGATTAAGTACTCTCCTTATGGGATACTTTACACGCAGTATTTTTACGAGTTCGTCTAACGATTTAAGCTGTGCATCCGTTGGTTTTTCTGTCCTAAAGTCTCCGCACAAGGCTATCCCTATGGAGCTTGTATTGTTGCCTGAACAATGTGCGCCGACATACTCTTCGGGTCTACCTCTGTATACTTTACCGTCTTTACCTATAACAAAGTGATATCCTATGCCAGCCCAGCCCCTTTTCTTGTGGTCTTGGTTAATTGAGTAAACGTCTGCATTTTTGCTGCAAGTATGATGTAGAATAATCAACACTATTTTGCTTGCGGGTCTGCGTTTAAGTTCGCCATTTTTAAAAAGTAAGTTTGTTTCAATAATTTTCATAGTTGA